CGACGGGTCTTACGACCGCGCTTCATTTTTTTGTACATGATGTACTCCTATCGTTCACCCATACGGCCCATCTTTCTTGCTTGACGGGGATTAAAAGACTTTATGCCCGACACCCGATACTGCATGGATGGCGCAGCCTCAGCCCTTTTTAATTCGCCGGTCTGTACTCTCGGCTGGTCTGCTTTTGGCGAGTAATCAGGTTTAGTTGCCATTATCCCTCCACTGCTTTTAAATCTGGTTTACCTTCAGGTTTTGCTTGAGGCTGTTGCGCTTGCGTCTTTTCGCGCTTCTTTAATTTATCTATTAACAATTGTTTCATTGGCGGCTCTAGCAAGTCAAGCAAAGATTCTTTATCAATAGCTTGAGCTTTAAACAGGTTAAACGCTAACTGACGCATATCTTCTGTAAATATCGGGCTATTGGAGTGAGCGTCCACTTTCACGACAAAATCTTTGGTAAATTGTTCAGCAATAAACTTATTGCCTTCTTCATCCGTAAAATGAGTGTTGTCGTAGGCTTGAATCAACTTCAAGTACAGCGTAGCTACTTTTTCTAAGCTGTCTTCAACAATTAAGGCACGTTTCTTTGCGCGAGAACTTCCAAGACGGGCCAACTGAGAAGCATGACCAGCGGAGCGTACACCCTGCTCACCACGACCAGACAGAACACTTGATATTCCAGATGCTTCTGCAAACATTGCGTCAATTTCATGGATGACCTCAAATAATGACGCTGGCATCTCCGGTGCAATAGAGTCTACCTTCGCGTTAGGCATATCACTGGAGACAAACGAACCCGGACGATTAAAGGCAAAGGCTTTTTCATCCGTGATACCCATGAAGCCAGAGAATACCTTTGGAGGAGACACCTGCTTGGATAACAAATCCAATATTTCTGACATTCGGTTATTTCGTACAGCTTGCAGCAAGTTCAGACGAGCAACTTCACTCTGACCCCAATAATAATCAAACTGCGGGTTAGGGCAAATTTGAATGAACGGCAATTCACCTTTTAAGAATACAGAGGCACCCGGACGGTCATAGATAAAGATGTCAGGGTCAGCCATCGTGACCACTTGGTAATCTTCAATCTCATCGTTCCATACCCACAACTCATACATCTTCACGGTGTCTTCAGCAACACGGGCTTTGTAACGGTTAGTGCCGTACAAGTCTAAGTTGACGTTACCGAAGATAGTTGGGTTTGATTGAGAGATGATAAGACGGTCAAGACCCTCTGGCATATCTTCGGTCTTGGTGTGCATTGCTACTTGTATCTTCTTTACGATTTCTTCCCGTTTAGGGTGACTATACAATCGGTTATATAAATCAGATTTCGTAATGTAATAGGTTTGTACTATTGCTTCTTGTCGGTCAGTGTAGGTAACGTCTTCACGTAGAACGCCTATTGAGCTAGGTTCTACCATGTAGGGATGGATACCGTTGTTGACAACGAGTTTGATAAAGGTCGAGTTAAATACCAAAGCCCACGTTAGGGCAGACGAGAATACTTGGTCGGCATTGGAGTTTAGCCACTCATCATTCAAGGCTGAAGTCAGCCTAGGAATCTTGATGTGTTCTTGTCCGGCAACTGCTGCGCCTACATTGATAGAAAAGCGTGTTGTCTCAGCGGAATATAAGAACGATGTTAGCTGGTCGATGTGCGGATAAATCTTATTGAACAGGGCAGGGTTTTCATCGGGTCCAGCACCGAACAAAAACCAAGCACGCAGAGAAGCATAATCCCCTTTGCGCTCAATTAAAGACACCATGCACTTTTCGATTAAGTCGCGGTAGAAGAACTCCCGTTCTAGGTCTTTGGTTGGTATCCGCATTTAAGACTTCACTTGTAGGTTTTCATGGTCAGCTATATAACTCGCCGCCTTGGGTCCTGTCAAGTTTCCTGCGTCTTTTGGGTTCATACCGACGGATTCGCCCATGACAGACCGCACAGCCCCGCCTTTTAGCAAGTTACCCATGCTGTAGCGGCTATCACCGCCCCAAATAGCGGAATCACCCGGTCTTGGCTCTCTTGGACGCTGAGATGCGATAGCTGCTTCCTTTTCAAGCTGCTTCTTAGAGGTTTTGTTCTTTCTGGTAAAGAAGCCGGACTGATTCTCGCCTTCACGGGTAGATTTGATGTTTGTCATGTCAAAATCCATCGCTAACTGTTTAATTGTCTTGTCGTTCTTCTTTGTGCCGTCCGATACTAGCCCAACAGGCTGCAAATAGACAATTGCTACCTCATCAACGCAGTCTTTCATTGGACATTGCGCTTTTCTGCTTTCAAAGTACCCGTGTCTTGGGCATTTGTAATCATGTAGAACTGCCATTGTTATCCCCTTCAAATAATGGTGGTTGCGAATAATCGTCTATATTCCTCATACCCAATCTAATCCCTATCTTGCCATTAATCATTTGTAGGCCAGTAGTGGGTAGTATTCTAGGTTTAGCTTCCCTGCGGTATTCAATGTATTTGCTACGGTTACGCAATTGCATGATGGCTACCTCGCCGCGCTGCCATGCTTTGTAGCCTTTATCGACTCTGCGCTGGATATACTCGGTTAATGGTTCTGAGCGATACCAAAAGACGTCTAGCAGGTGGGCTTTGTTGACCCCACACAAGTCAGCAAAGAGCTTCATGGAGATGCCGCGCTCCTTATCCCGTATGAACCGACGCATTTGCGTCATCAGTTCTTTCTTGGTTAAGATGTTAGTTACCATACACGCCGATAGCTTTCAAATAATTTGATACGCCTTTGCCTACAGACAGTTGTTCCGGGGTTTTTGCTTCTAGCTCTCTGGATACTTTTCGGCTTAGTTTGCGCTGAATTAACTGGGGTTGAACTTGCTCCGAATAAGCAGCGCACGCCAAGGCCATTGCCATTACTCTGTCATCCTTATTGCGACCAGAAGCCTCGATAGATGCGCCATCACGGATGATGGTCTTCATCTCCTCAATCGTATCAACGGAATAGACGTCAAGCATTTGGCGTTCAAACAAGTCTTTGGTGTAACTCATCATTCGCTCTTTAGTTGCAGCCGTTGTTAGCCAGCCTAATGAGTTAGAAATGCCGCCCATCGTGTCATTACGCCGCCAGATATAGTTCGACATCGAACCATATACATCCATCAGACTCTTACCCATAGCGTTGCCCATGCTGGCAGCTTGACGGCGCAAGTTCTTAATCTCATTTAGCACAGCTTGTCCCGGCCCGTTAACCTCCAGATTAAGCGTCGAGTTCTTGTAGGCTCCTGCCAAGTGAGAAATAACCCATGCAAACTGGTACGTATTAAGTTCTGAAGTGGCGAACTCAGCGACCTGCTCCATTCCGTCCGAATAGCAGCGGAAGACTTGAATACAAAACCTATCAGCCCAATCAGAAGAACCATAAGCAGGGTCTGCACCGATAACGTAGTAAGCAGTATCAATCGGTTCCTCCCATACCTTTAACGTAGACAGACGCTCAGTAGACTTTATAACTTCCGTGTCTTGGAAGTTCACACCCATCGCATAACGATAATGGTCGCAGTCAATCTTCTTTGCAATCTTCATCGCGTCAGTACACCGCGAGTTAGAGAAGAAGGATGTACCCGTCATGACGAACGCATAGTCTTCTGTCGGCGGGAACTCTTGATACATCAAAGAATCATCCTTAATGCCTTCAAGCATTTTCCAACGCCACCACGCCATCTGGCGCGAGTTAATCTCAAAGTTGTAGAGCTTCTTAATATCTCGCGTCCACTCTTTTTCTTCAGGGGTAAGTTTGCCGTCCCAATAGACTTTGTAGACATCCGTGTCAGGCGCAGCAGAATAAAACTCATTGCGCCACCAGCCACAGAAGATAGCCTTTTGAGTCCGTGCGCGTTTAGCTGTCACGTACATATCGTGAAACATATTAAAGCCGCGAGCAGTGGACTCGAATATGTAGAGACGTTTAGGGTTGGTTTCTGCAAGCGAGGCCAGCAAGGATGCTAGTCCTTCTTCATCGCCCCACGAAGACGTCTCTGTGCCGTGAAGGAATGTGATGCCCTTGCCACGACCAAGACTTCCTTTCGCTCTAAGCCCTGCGACTTGATAAAAGATACGACTTCTGTTTTTGAGGGCAAGAGAGTTTCTATTGTGTGCAAGTATGGGTATCTTGAACTCTTTTGGTAAACCATCCATGTAGCTGCCGAGCGTGCCTCGGAACATATCTCGGTTTTCTTCTGTGTCTGTAACAAGTGTTCCATTTAACCCCGCATTAACGTAGTGCCAGTAAAGGTCTAGAGCTAGGCTGATAGTGGTGATACCTAGCTGACGGCCTTTTAAGATGACAAAGAAATGGATACCGTTCTCTAAGCCACTAGCAATCTCATCCATGACATAGGTCTGAGTGCCGAGAAGGTTGTCCATCTTGCGTAACCCTTGCTCTTTGGTTTCAATCTTTAATTCAGAGCAGAAGGTGTAAAACTGTTTGAGATTGAACTTCATTTAGACTTTCGTCGTTCATTGCTGAACTGTTCTAGGTTCCAGTTAGCGATACGGTACCGTGCCTCTGGATTCTTGGCTACCCGCAATAGCTCGGCTACTAACTCAGGGCTATATTGGTTTTTCCAAGACTGTAGCAAGTCTTTCTTTTCATCAGGACTGTAAGCACGGTTGGCCTTACCCATCTCTGCCTTTAAGATACGGCGAGAGAGAAGTAACTCCTCTGCGTACTTGTCAGTTGATGGTACTGAGTCGCTCAAGAGCATCTTTCAGTCTTGCTGCTTCATCGGTCGCATCCCGCAACAACTTGGATGACTCGGTATGAACGCGCATTAGCTCATGGAATAGTTCAGCATGGCTCATGGCATAGACTTTCTCCATGTAGGCTTTTTTC